GAGATGTGTATAAGAGACAGTTCGCCAGCTCATCGAAGCGGATATCCAGAACGCTCCGCGTGAGCTGCAGCGTGAGATAGGCCCGTCCGAACTGGGCACGGACTGCGTGCACTGCCTCGCCGCGAAACTGGCGGGCTGGCCGGAGCGTCGCTCCCCGGGCTGGCTGCCGTTCATCGGCACGTGCGTGCACGCGCATTTCGAAACCATGTTCCATGACCTGAACGGGGAGCCGGCGTTCCAATTCCCCTACACGAGCGAGGACAACGTGACCGAGCTCGTGGAACGGTGGCGCTCGGAGTACCGGGTCACCGTAGGCCGGTTGCAGGGTTTGCACGGCGGCTACGACGTGACCGGCAGCATCGACCTATGGGACCGCAAAACCCGCAGCACCATCGACTGGAAGATAGTCGGCAACACGACCGTCACCAAGGTCAAGGCCCACGGCCCCTCGCAACAGTACCGGGTACAGGCCTCACTCTACGGCATGGGCCTGCAGAACGAGGGCGAACGAGTGGAGCGCAACTGCATCTACTTCCTGCCCCGCAACAAGACCAGTCTCGGCGACGCATTGCCCTGGGAGACGAGGTTCGACCCGGAGCCCGGCAAATGGGCGTTGAGCCGCGCCCAACTGCTCGTCAACCTCATGGACTGCGTGGAGCAGGCGGAAGGCCCCGACGTGCGCGACAGCTGGATCAAACAGTTGCCGGCGGCCGGACCCGACAAGTGCTTCTCTTGCAAGGGCCGGGTCTGGCCCGACATGAGCGCGCTCCCCGAATTCGACGCTAAGCCATGGCCGGACGTTCCCGACAAATGGCTCCAGCTCATCCCCTTGATTGAACCTGAATACCAGTTCACCGAATAACGAAAGGAAAACAATCATGTTCGGTCAGCAACCACAGCAACAGTATGGCTACCCCCAGCAGGGGTACGGCTATCAGCCGCAGCAGCGTCAGCCCGCCCAGTTGAGCTCGCTCGGCGACCTGCTCGCCGGCAACAGCGCCAAAGCCTACTTCGGCGCGAACAGCCAGCCGGGGGACACGGTGACCGGCGTCATCGAGAAAATCGAGACCACACAGGTCAACGACTTCCAGACCAAGCAGCCCGCCTTTTGGAACGACGGGCGTCCGAAGGAGCAGATCCACGTCATCATCCAGACCCAACTGCGCGACCCGAGCGTAGACGACGATGACGGCCGCCGCTCGCTATGGATTAAAGGCTGGGGCATCCAACTCAAGGCGTTTCGCGATGCCTGCCGTCAGGCGGGCGTGAAGATTCCGAAGCCGGGCGACACCATCACGGAACGGTTCGTGGGTCTCGGCCAGCGGGGCGACGCGCCCCAACCGCCGAAGGTGTTCGAATTCCACATCGAACCCGCGTCCAGCGTCAACAGTCTCGTCAACGGAAGCCAACCCCAGCAGCCTGTCCAGCAGGGCTCCCAGCAGCCTCCCGTGCAGCAGTCCCAGCAAGGTTACGCGCAGCGGCAGTACGCGCCACAGCAGCCTCAGCAGACCCCGAATCAGGGATATCAGACAGCTCCGGTGGACCCGTGGAACCCTCCCGCGCAACAGCAGCCGCAGCAACCCGCTCAGCCGGTGCAGCTCGGCCAGCCGCAGCAGCCGCAGGCTGATCCGATGAAGGTCAACCAGTTGAAGGCGGCGGGCAAGTCCCCGCAGGAGATCGCCAGACTGTTGGGCGTGCCTGTCGAGGCGGTCACGGCCGTCACCGACCAGGCGCAGCCGCAGAACCACGGAGGTTCGGAACAGCAATTGGAAACCGGTGAATTCTGATGGACGAGCTTTTTGAAGTATATGCAGAACCAGCAGAAGCAGCTGGCCACGCAGATCAGCGAGGTCGACCTGTGTCCCGAAGGTCTGTCGCCAGTCAGTATCGAGCTGCTTTCATCGAAGCTCGTGCTCGCAGGCTGGCATAACACCAAGGACTCGGATAAAGGCTGAGTCCCGTATTGCCGTCGCCGTATCCAAGCGGCCGGCCCTGTTGCGACGACGGGCACGGCACCACACACATTTTCACACTACGTCAAAGGGAGTTTCGAAGATGACCGACATCTACGGATACACGGCAGCCGCACCCCTGTACCGTGCGGCTGGATGGATGCAGGTCATCCCCCTGCCGGAAGGCCGCAAGACCCCACCACCCAGCGGTTTCACTGGACGCAGCCGCAAACCCGTCACCGACGAACAAGTACAGGTCTGGTCGCAGGCGACCCCGGACGCGAACACGGGAATCGTCATCCCCGAAGGCGTATTGGTGTTGGACATCGACGCCGCACAAGGCCATCAGGTCAAGGCGGACGGGGCGAAAGGCATCAGCGAACTCTCTCAGGAACTGGGCATGCTTCCGGCCACGTGGAGCAGCACGGCGCACGGCATCGACAGTCCGGCACGCCACCTGTTCTACAAGGTGCCCGAAGGCCTCGCGTGGAAGGGCGGCGCCATCGAGGGCGTCGACATCCTGCAACCCGGCCACCGGTATTCCGTGGTCTGGCCGTCGATCCACCCGAGCGGCGAAATGTACTGCTGGTACACGCCCAGCGGCAGGGTTGCCAGCACGCTCCCCCGCATCAGCGATCTGGCGACCCTGCCATGGAAGTGGGTGGACTACCTGCGCAAACCCGACAGCATGGCGAACCTGACACATTCAAACCCGTCGACCACTCCAATCGCCTCTAATCCGAGGGGATACGACGACCGCATGTGCAAGGCGGTCAACACGTTCCTCAACAAGACGCTCGCCAACCCGGCAAGCAAAGGCTCCCGACACGACACCACGCTGCAGGCCGTCTGGGCGTTGGTTAACTTCGCGCAGGAGGGACACCGGGGGGCTCTCGACGCCATCAACCAATTGAAGCCACGGTTCATCGCCGAGGTGGCCCCCGACCGTCAAGGCAAGGAGCGTGAGGCGGCACGCGAATGGGCCAGCATTCTCAGTGGCGCGATGGAGAAGGTCAACGGCGTGCAATCGCATGTGGATCCGTGCGAGCAGTCGAAAATCGAACGCATGACGCCCGGCGAGTTCGACGAACTCACCCAAAACGCGGCTGCGAGTCAAATGGAGGAAAGTTATCCGCAAGCAGTTCAAAACACTGGAACAATGCCGGTTCAAGCCGGTTCAACACCCGTCGCATCGGTTCAAAACGGTTCAATGGAAAGTCACGAGGCAAGTAAAAACGCCTCCTCCAGCTGGCAGTTCGAAGACCTCACCCAGCTCGCTTCCGGCATTGAACTGCCGCCCACGCCCACCGTGTTCCAACGAGAGGACGGCCAAGGCCTCTTCTATAGGGGCGCGGTCAACGACCTGCACGGCGAACCCGGCTGCGGCAAAAGCATGCTCGCCCAAATCGCCACCGCGCAGGAATTGAAGGCAGACCGTGACGTCATCTACATCGACTACGAGGATTCCGCACGCAACGTGGTCAAACGCCTCCTGCTGCTCGGCGTATCCGGCGAACAGATCATCGGTCACCTGCACTACGTGCGCCCGTCCGCGAAGCCCAGCAGCCCCACCAGCCTCGGCGGCTGGCGCGAAACCCTCGACTACGCCGATACCGCCACGCTCGCCATCATCGACGGCGTCACCAGCTGCCTCGCCTACGCGGGCCTCGACAGCAACAGCGGCGACGACATCGCAGCCTGGTACAACACCATGCCCCGACTCATCTCGGCATGCGGGCCAGCGGTCGTACTCATCGACCACGTCGTCAAAAGCAAGGACAACCGGGGCCGCTACGCCGGCGGCAGCATGCAGAAACTCGCACTCATCGACGGCATCAGCTACAGCGTGGACATGACCAAACCCGTCGGCAAAGGAGTGAAAGGCACCATCGTCATCAAAAGCGGCAAAGACCGAATCAGCGAGATCGAAGAGCATTGCGCCGTCAACTGGAGCAGCGACGGCAGCCACCTGCGCGAAGCCGCGCGAATCGAAATCAACTCCACGGATCCGAAACTCATGCGCGTGAATATAGCCAGACCAAACATGATGCCCAGCGAGGAGACCGCGCGTCAACGTGGCCTCGAACGGCCAACGGGACTCATGGAGAAGATCAGCCGAATCATCGAGAACGCACCCGAGGAGCCGAACCAGACCGAAATCATCGAACTATTGAAGGATGACGGGTCAAGCGCGCGAAAGACCACCGTGCTCACCGCCATCAACCGGCTGCTCGAAGGCGAATGGATCAGCAACCGCTCCGGACGCAACAACCGGAACATCTACGCCAGCGTCAGACCATACCGGCAGATGGACGACCCCAAATCGGACGCTTTCGTGGACCGGATGAGCAGGGAGGAGGCGAGCGAATTGGATAAGGAAAACCATCTCGAAATCTAGTTGTTCCCGTTGTTCCCAGTTGTTCCGAGTTGTTCCCGGAACAACTGGAGAAGCGATGTCCAGCTGTTCCCAGCACTCCCCACCCACACTACGTGTGTGGGTGGGTGCGGGAACAACTGCGACTCGGCCCTCCGGAACAGCAAAAAAAGCACGTCAACGACACTAGTTGTTCCCAATCAAGAAAACGTCAGAAAGGAGACCCCAAAATGGCACTCACATTCAGAGAACAAGTCGAAGCGACCGCATGGGAGCTGGGCAACGGAGAAGGCACCATGCCCGAATTGAGGAAGCGGTTCGACGCAGACCCCGAGACGCCGAACTTCGACCCGGCCAAGGCATTGGAGATGCTGCACATACTCCAGCTCATCAACTACAAGCAAGCCGGCAAGGGACGCGGACGCGCCCGCTGCCACTATCTGAAGAAACCCGAATACGGACTACTCAACCTCAATGAGCCGAAACCAGCTCCCAAGGACGAGCGGGAGCGGGAAAACCGCATCCAATGGGCCAAGGACTTCCGCGTCATCGCCGACTGGCTCGACGCGAACTGTTACACGACTGAAAGCGAGGAAGCATGAAAGAATCCGTCACCATCCAATACCGCTGTGAGGATGCTGACACCAATCTGGTCGAAACCATCCCAATCGCCTCCATCGGCATCGACCAGTGGAGTCAAGGCCATCCCGTCCTGTTCAACCTTGACCGGAGAGGACATCACGGCCGCCGTATGCTCAGCGTACTCATCACCGCCTGCGAAGCGGTGCTGCATGAAATCCAGGACATCAAATGGGAGGACTGACCCATGGCCGGACCGATTGACGTGATTCAACGGGCGCTCAGCGCACTGGCCTCAGCGGGATTGGGCAGCGAGTCGCCGGCAGAGGCGTATGTGCTCGGCTACCAGGCCGGCTGGCGGGAAGCGCTCGACCTGTGCATACGAATCGAAACGGCAATCAACAACGAAACGGAGGAAACGAATGAGCATCATCAGCAGTGAAATCGAGGCACAGAAGCAGCGTGACCCGTCGTACATCGACAGTGACCTGCAGTGGGCGTGGGGACGAGGATACAAGGCCGGAGCGTCACGCGGAATCACCGAAGAGGAGATTGCCGCCGCCATGGACGAAACCAGAAAGTTCATCACGCTCCCCGGCGCGTGGTTGGAGAACATCATCAGAATCGCGTTCGACGCGGCAAGAAGAAAGGCAATGGAGGGGTGAGCAGGCCACGCGCCCGTGAACGCAAGCCCGCATGGCTGCGCCAGTTCATTCCGAAGTCGAGTCCTCTTGTGGTCACTGTCTGCGATGGCTGCGGCCTGTACGTCATCGAGGATCGGGAAACCGTGTGGGAGTCGTGGGATTACGGGTGTGTGGCGGGTGACGACCTGACCATGGCGATAATCCTCGGCCGGCCGTTGACCCGCGTCACGTGGCTTCCCTCCGTCGGCCACCCGCTGCTCCGTAGCACCTGCGGAGATGCAGGCATCAGACCGGACGGCCAGTATCTGGCCATGCACATGTGTCATCTCGCCCGGATAAGCGTCAAACCGTTCAAACCGCCGAAACGGGAACGCCCGCCAGGCAAACCGTGGGGCGGGCCGAAACTATCGAAACAGGAGATAGCCGAATTCAAACGCATATGGGATATGCCGTACAGCCAGCTCAAGCATGAGAAAACCCCAGCCAACAAGGTCGGCCAGGGCGATGAGATCCAAGCATTATTCTAGCCGACCAGCCGGAAGGGGCTCAGCATGAACTGCCAGAACTGCAGGACGATGACCGAAGAGGGGTGTTCGCTGTGCGAGACGTGCGAGATGCGCTTCGCAGGCACATTATTGCGCTTGGCGCGTGATGTCACGCCGTTGCATGACTCGTTGGACGCGACCCTGCATCCGGGCGGGCATTCGCCCACGCGAATCCAGACCGCCACTCCCCCGACTCCAATCAGGCTCGACGTGCTCGACCTGATCGACATGCTCGACGCCACGGCCCGTGAACTATGGCGTTGCCTCGACGGCATCGACGCACTCGACTGGCGCAAAGACAGACGCAACGAGGATCTGAAGGCCACGCTCATCGCATGCGCCGGTCATGCACGCCTTGCCATGTTCGCGGACGCGGGCTTCTACATGCACGTCGTTGACGGCATCGCCCGCAAAGTCGATGCTGCGCTGGACCCGCCGGAGCAACGCCGCGAGATAGGTACCTGCGAACTATGCGAGACCATGCTCACCGCAGGCGCGGCAGACCAGTGGGTCACCTGTCCCGTGTGCGGGAGGGAACAGCGAGCTCAGACGGTCAAACTGCGCCGACTCAAGACATTGTGTTGGGATGATTCCGAGCGAGGTTCGGCGGCGGACATCTCCAAGGCATTCGCCGTCTCGGGGCTCAAGGTCAGCCGTAAGACCATCACCACGTGGGAGCAGCGCGGCAAACTGCCCCGTCATGCGGATGGATACGCCTACTGCGACGTGTACCGGCTGCTCATCGGCCCCGATTTGACAAAATCCGTTAGGTGAAGCCATAATATGCAGTGGCAGAAGTGTCGAAAACCCAGCTCAAGTGGCTGGGTTTTCGCGTATCTATGCTTTGTTCTTGCGTGGCCTTCCTCCGCCGACACCACGTCCCGGACGTTGGGCGTTCCATTCATCGATGGTCTCAGGCAGCCAGCCCCGAGTGCGGCCTATGGTCGCGTCGGGTTCGGGGAGTTTGAGGTTGAGCAGGCCGCCGCTGGTGATGCCGAGGCGTTCGGCGACCTGTTTGACGCCGAGGTATTCAGTCGTCATTGTTGCCTTCCTTGCCGTTGATGATTCCGGCCGCAAGGCCCATGATTCCGGCCGCGAGACCGAAGCCGCCAGATACTATCGGGCTGTCGGATAGCGCGCCGCCCAAGGCCATGGCTCCGAACGTCAGGGCCACGATTCCGAAAATCAGTGATGTTCTCATGATGTGTTTCCGATGAGATAGGATTGGCGGGGAGGTTCCGGCTAGTAGGGTTAGCCGGAACCTGTTTTACTTCTTGTGCTTCGGTCTTCGTCTGATTGCGATGATTATGGCTATCGCGGCGAGGACGTTGGCGATGATGCCGTTGATGACATCGAACCAATCCTTTGGATTCATCGGACCTCCTTTCTGCTGACATATCTATAGTAACATAATAACTATAGATATGCAAGGAGAGCACAACAAAACACGCCGAAAACTCCTGATATTTCAACCCCTCGCTAGCCCAACCAGCAGAGGCATCCGATTCAAGTCCGATACAGTCTCGGTTCGAATCCGAGGCGAGGGACACCTATTCTCCAATGATTGCGGGGTGACGGCATCATGGTCAGCTACAGTCGCCAAGTCCGCAAAGGCGGACGCCAATTCGAAAAAGACCGCAAGAAATTCTTCCTCGAATGCAAGAGCGAACACCGTCCATGCTGGCTCTGCGGAATGCCCATCGACTACGACGCCCCGCAGAACACCACAGACGACAGCTACAACCTCGACCACTTCTATCCCGTCACCAAACGACCAGACCTGCAACACGACCCCGCAGGCTTCCGCCCATCACACACACAATGCAACAACCTGCGCGGCAACAAAGACCCAGCCACACCAATCGGCACACTCTCACGCCAATGGATCCGAGCAGCATAGGAGGTTCAACGCTCATGGACATCGACGAACCAGTCAAGACATTCAACGGCGAAACGGTCCGCGAAGCAACCTATCCCATCGTGCTCCACATCAGCGCCAGCCTGTCCAACAGCAACACCGACTACGACCTAGGCGAGATCGACGTGGACCTGCCAATCAACCTCGAACCAACGGTCTCGGGAGACGGACGCACCGTCGTCATACCCAAGGTCGACAGTCAGTCATTCACCAGACGACTCACCAACGGCGTCAACGCGTTCATCGACGCGTTCAACGCCTGACCAACCACCGGGAGGGGCGGTAGAATCCCAAAACCGGCCACGGGCGGGACACGACCCGCATGGCCGCTCTTCCTCTCCCTCCGAAAAATATTCGATATTCGGCCGGGGTCGCGCGCGAAGGAGGTTCCATGCCGAAACAGTTTCCGCAGGAAACGGTGGCCGACGCATTGGAGCGTTCGCTGCGCAACGCCAAGCATCTGCGCGCGAAGGACGCAGCCACGGTCGCCGCCGCCCGGGCCCTTGCATGGAAAATCGACCATTGGGACGAATTGGCGGAACAGGCCATATCGGACGCCGAAGCGAAGGGAAAGGGTACCCGTCCGGCTGTGCCGCAGAACGACAATACCTCGCTGCCGACGTTCCTGAAATATTGCGCGGCTCTCGGACTGGTTCCCGAGGAGGAGAAGCCGGCGAAACCGGCGAGGGGCAAGGCCGCCAAGCCCGAGGCGACTCCGGTGGCGGATGAGCTTGAGGAGTATCTGGCGAAAATCAGCTAAACGGGAGGCGTCATGGGCATCGGTGAAATCAATGACGACGCCCACGGCATCACCACTCCCCGCATATTCACTCCCCCGCTGCGCGAATTGACGCCGGAAACGTCGAACGGGTTCGCGGTCATCGAATTCGCCGAAAAGTTCCTCCACGTGCATCTCTACCCGTGGCAGAAATGGCTGCTGATCCACGGACTCGAGCTTCTGCCGGACGGCTCATACCGGTTCCGCCGCGTGGTGACCGAGGTTGCCCGTCAGAACGGCAAGACCACGTTGATGAGCGTGCTGGTTGCGTGGTGGCTGTTCGTTGATTCTGGCCGTCATCCGGAATTGTCGCCGGCGTGGAAGTTTCTCGTGGTCGGTGCCGCGCAGACGTTGGATAACGCGCGCGCACCGTATCAGGCCGTGCTGAACTGGTGTAATCCGAATCCGGCTTCCGAGGGCGAGGCCGCTCTTGCGGTTCCGGTTTTGCAAAAACGTGTGCAGCGCGTCAACAATTCGCATGGCGAAGAGGCGATTATCTGCCGTAACAAGGCGCAGTATATCGTGCGCGCCGATAAGAACATCCGTTCCAAGTCCGCGAGCCGTGTCGTGTTCGATGAGCTGCGCGAACAGCATACCGACGATGGCTGGAACGCAGTCAGTCAAACCACGAAAGCCATCTGGTCAAGCCAATTGTGGGGCATCTCGAACGCCGGCGACTATCGCAGCGTCGTACTGCGCCGAGTCGTTGACGAGGGCCGTGCCCTGGCTGAATCATGGAATGCGTCGGTCGAGACCGGCAAGCAGTCGCCGGACGAATGGGCCGATGAACATGACTCGTCCTATGGGTATTTCGAGTGGTCGGCTCCGGATAAATGCGAGCTGGACGATCTCGACGGCATTCGTCAGGCGAACCCCTCCATGGGTTACGGGCCGATGACGTATCGGAGTATCGTGGCCGACATCAACGGCATGACCGAAGCCGCGTACCGCACCGAGGTCTTGTGCCAGTGGGTGACGGCCGACATCACGCCGTACATCAACCCGAAGCTGTGGAAGCGCGGCATCGACCCGAAGTCCCGTATCCCCGATGACGGGCGCGTAGTGCTTTCCGTGGACACCAGCGCCGACCGTGAGACCACCCATATCGCCGCCGCCGGCTACCGCGAGGACGGATTGCCGCACGTCGAACTGATTGTGCGCCGCGACGGCATGCTCTGGGTGCCGAAATACCTCAAAATGCTTCGTGAGGCTTGGCCGAACATCCACGAAATCGCCTTGCAGTCCAAGGGCTGCCCGGCCGTGGACTTCGCCGACCCGCTCGCGGAGGCCGGTTGGACGGTGCATCTCATCGAGGGCTTTCGCATGGGAGCCGCAACCGGCCGTTTCCGTGACCGAGTGAAGGAAAACAAACTCCGCCATCTCCCCCAGCCCGCCATCGAACAACAGGTGAGCGTGGCCGTGACCCGACGATTGGGTGAGGTCGAGGTGTGGGACAGAAACCAGAGCGCTATGCACATTTCCGGCCTCATCGCCGAATCGCAGGCACTGTATGCGTTGGAGACTATGGACGGCGAGCCGGAGAAACCGAAGTACAGGCCCTCCACGGGCATCAAGATTCACTGTTGATATGACGTGACCCAAGGAGGCTGCGTATGGGATTTCTGAATAATCTGCTGCGCGGCCCCGCCGCCATCGCCATGAAGGGCGCGGAGCCGGAGACCGGCGCGTTGCCCACGGTGGGCGACGCGATGCCCGAGGCCATCAGCTGGCCCACCGAAGAGGACTTCGCCGGCTACGTGAACGGCATGTACTGCCGCGAATACGCGGTGCGCGTCGTGGTCGATTTCATTACCCGCCAATTGGCCTCTCTGCCGTTGAAGGTGTATCGGAAGAACGCTGACGGCGACGCGGAGGAGATACGAGACGGCGCATTGGCCCGACTGGTCAAACGGCCTTCCGAACTGCCCGGCATGAGCCGATACCGTTTCTATGCATCACTCATCCGTGACATGCTGCTGGAAGACCGGTGGCTGTGCACGCTCGGCAGCAACCGTTCTGGCGGCGGGAACACGCTTCGCCGCATCCCCGCCGACGGGTACAGCCTCACGGCGAACGGTTTCGGCGAACTCACCGGCGTGACCATCAGCAGCGTCGACGGCAACAAGGGCGGTACCTACAAGCTGCCGGACCCGCGAATCGTGCTTGACATCGGCTATATCGACGGCCTGAACCTCGGAGACCCCGTGACCAACGTTCTCCGTTCCCTGCTCTCCGAGGCGCGTGCGATGGCGAAATACCGTCGCAAAGTCGCTGAGAACAGTCCGCAGACACCCGCGTACATCTACCGGCCGAAGGAAATGCAGTGGGAGTCGCAGGAGGATTACGACGATTTCGTGCAAGCGCTCCGCAACTACCAGCAGGGCGGCGGCCGCGAGGGTGCATGGCTTCCTCTGCGCGACGGCATGGAGGTTCGCGCCATCGGCGAACTGTTCAAGCCGGTGGACATGGCCGACCTGGACGCACGCGAGAAAATCAACGAACAGGTGTGCCTCGCATTCCAGATCAGCCCGGAGAATATCGGCTTCCGCTCCGGCACCAACTCGAACATCAGCGCCTACAAGGAAAAGCTGTGGAACGTTGAACTGCTGCCGTACTTGGTGGCGTTCGAAGAGGCGTTGAACCTCACATTGCCCGAGGCTGTGGGCGAACCGGACTGTTACATCAAGGCGAATCTGGACGCGAAGCTGCGCGGCACGATGGAGACCCAATATCAGGCGCTCTCCACCGCCACCGGCCGTCCGTTCATGACCACCGACGAGGCACGCGAACTGCTCGACCGTCCGAAACTGCCGGGCGGCGACCAGCTGATAACCCCGCTCAACGTGAGCGAGGGAGGCCAGCCCAGCCCGCAGGACGGCGGACAGACGCAGAACGCGCAGCAGGGAGCGAGCCCGAACGGCAAGCAGATGCTCGCCGAATTCAAACGCCTCTACACGTATGACGCCGGTTTCCGCGCGTCATGGGACTCGATGACGAAGGGAGAAACCTCAGATGAGTCTTGATTATCTCGGCTACGAGCTCAAGGAGCTCAAAGCCACCGACAACAGCGGCGGCGGCGTGTTCTCCGGCTACGCGAGCACGTGGGAGAAAGACCTGTACGACGACGTGGTGGTCAAGGGCGCTTTCGCGCAGACCCTCTCCGCCGACTTCAAGGCGGGCGGCGCGGGCATCCCCATCCATTGGCAACACAAGGACGGGTCCCCGAACGATGTGATCGGCGAAACGTTGAGCGCCGTGGAGGATGAGCATGGCCTGCTCATCACCGCGAAGCTCGACACCGACATCGCTGAGGGCAAGCGAGCCTACGACCTGCTCAAACGTGGCCTCATCCACCAGATGAGCATCGGTTTCATCGCCGAAAAGACCGCATGGGTCGAAGACGAGGAATCGAAGAGCCCATGGGACGGCTACCGGGAGATTCGGCAGCTCAAACTGTTCGAGATCAGTCTCGTGCAGGTCGCCGCCAACCAAGGGGCGGAAGTGCTCGAGGTCAAGGCCGGTCGAGCCATCAGCAAGGCCAACGAGGACAAGATTCGCACAGCCTACGAAGCGCTCGGCGAACTGCTCGACTCCATCACCGAAACCCCCGACGATGACGACACCGACGATTCCAAGCCCGATGACGAGCCGGACGACGATACGGCGGACGATTCGGACAAGCCCGAGCCGAATGACGGCAAGGCGAAAAAGAGTTTTGACCCGCAGTGGGCCAAGGAAATCAGCGACTTCCTCTCGCTGGCAAACAACCAATAGAAAGGATGATCCATGGGTTACATGGAGAAGCTGGCCGCCGAGAAGAAGGCGGTCAAGGCCCTGTACGACAAGGGCATGGAGAACCTCACCGACGATGAGGCGAACGAACTGAAGAACCACTTCGAGGAGGCCAAGCGCCTGCAGGAGCGCGTCGACCTGTTCAAGGGCGTCAACGACCTGAACGCGGACGAAGTAAAGCCCGAGGCCAAGACGGCTCCCGCCGTCAAGACGCTGGGCGACCTGTACGCGCAGGAGTTGAAGAAGGCCGGCATGACCGTCATCGGCACCAAGGCGCACCCGTTCACTTCCAGCGAGTTCAAGGCCGCGACCGACACGCACGTGGCGGGCACCGGCACGGCGGGCACCGGTTACGCGCCGGTGGTCACGCAGGTCGACATGGACGGCGTCTGGCCGTATGAGCGTCCGCTCGTGGTCGCCGACCTGTTCGGCTCCATCACCCTGAGCGGCAACGCCAACACCGTGGAATACCCGGTGTATGGCGCGCTCGAGGGCAGCGCTGAAACCGTGGACGAGGGCGGCAAGAAGCCGCAGACCCATCTGCCGGACCCCAGCTGGGAGTCCGACAGCCTCAAGGAGGTCGCCGCCTGGTGGAAGGTCACCGACAACATGGCCGAAGACCTGTCCTACATCGTCTCCGAAATCAACAACCACGCCCGCTATAACCTGCAGCTGCTGGAAGAGACCCAGCTGCTGTCCGGCGACGGCACCAGCGCAAACGTCAAGGGCCTGCTCGCCCGCGACATCCAGACGATGGCTCAGGCGGCTGATTCCGACCCGGACCGCATCTTCAAGGCCCGCACCAAGATCGCGGTGGCCACCGGCTTCCGAGCCGACGCCATCGTCATCAACCCCGCCGACTACGAGACCATCCGCCTCTCCAAGGATTCGAACGGCCAGTACTACGGCGGCGGCTACTTCAACGGCCAGTACGGCAACGGCACCATCATGCAGGATCCGCCGCTGTGGGGTCTCAAGACCGTGGTCACCGAGGCCATCGCGCAGGGCACCGTCCTGGTCGGCGCGTTCAAGCTCGGCGGCGCAGTGATCCGCAAGGGTGGTCTGCGCGCCGAGTCCACCAACTCCCACGCCGACGATTTCACCAACGATCTCATCACGTTCCGCGTGCGCGAACGCATCGGCCTGCAGGTCAAGTATCCGAAGGCGTTCGTCAAGGTCGCACTGGGAAAAGCCTCGAAGTGACGCCTGACGCCGAGAGTATCGCCGTCACACCCGACGCCCTCGCGATGAGGGTCGGCGAGACGGCGAGACTCGAGGTGTCAGTCCTCCCAGCCGAAGCGTCACAGGAGTTCACGGCCCGAATCGCAGACCCGAGCATCGCAACCATCGGAAGCGAGGGGCTATGAGCGTCGTATCCTCCACGGGGGCAATCCCCGACATGATCCAGGATCCGACAGTGTTCGACGCGGACGGGACATTCTGGGTCAAGGCGGCGCAGGCGGCCATCCGTCGCACGTGCGGCTGGCATATCACGCCGAACATCGAACTGTCGGGCGTGGTCAATTCGCGGGGAGGCAAGGTGATTCGCCTCCCCGCACGCCATGTCACGTCGGTGGATGAGCTGACCGACATCGCCGGCAACCGGCTGCACTACGCCTACGACCCCGCCACGGGTTTGGTGGAATGCACCGCCGGCGTTTTCCCGGCCGGCGTGGCCACGATACGCTACCGCATCCACGCCGGTTATGCGCCGGACGAGGTGCCGGATGTACAGGGGGTGCTCATAAACGCGGCGAAACGGGCCAGCAGCGCAGCCGCCGGCATCGTCCAATCCCAGTCGGTCAACGGCAGCAGCGTCACCTACAACGTGACCCTGATGGCCGACGAGCTGGCGAAACTCGACCGGTACAAGCTGGGAGCATTGCCGTGAGCATCATCGATGACATCAACGCCTCCGGCCTGCCGGCGGCCACACGGTTCGTGCGTCTGCGCGCCTCACGCAAACCCGACCCGTACAATCCCGCGCAGACCACCGAGGACTGGACGAAACCCGTCGAATTGGAAGTGCGAGGAGCTTTGGCTTCGAGCAGTTCGACTCGCACGCCCGACGTTTTGGACGTGCAGACCACGTCGACTGCGGTGCTCACCGTGGCCGACCCGAACGCGGACATCCGGCTTGGTGACCGCATCCGACCCGAACCGGCCGATGGCCGCATGTGGGAGGTCAGCGGCTTCCCCAGCCGCGATGCCAACGCCTTTACCGGCTGGCAGCCCACATTGGAAGTCCAGCTCACCGAGTGGAAGGGGTAGCCGATGGCCGGAAGCGGACAGACCAGCATCAAGTTCAACGACGCGTTTTTCGACCAGATCCTCAACTCGGCCGGCGTCAGGGCCCTGACCCGTGGAGCCGCCGAAAAGGCGCTCGGAGTGGCCAAAGCGAACGCGCCAGTGGACACGGGAGCCTACCGCGACGGCCTGCAGGTCGAGGCCGTCCAACGCGCGCACCGCACCACCTTCATGGTGGTCGGCCATGATCCGAAGACCATGCTGGTCGAATCCAAGACCGGCAATCTCCGCAAGGCGTTGAAGGCGGCGAAGACATGACATTGATACTGCCTCCCGACATGGAGGCTTTCCTCTGTGATTACCTGCGCGCCCATATCACCGATGTGGACGGTTTGCAGGTGGGCAGCAAGAAGCCTCCCGACTATCAGGGCGCGTATCCGCTCGTCACCGTCCGGGACGATGGCGGCAACGCGGACGGGCTCGGCCATTTCGACCGTTCGATTGGCGTGAACGTGTACGGATGGAGCCGTCAGGACGAGAAGCCGTGCAAGACTCTCGCCCGTCGCGTCTACGCGACGCTCACCGAACATCCGGCCATCGCCCTCGCCAAGGGCTCGCCAATCGTTTCCGTGGATGATTCCTCGTGCAACGGCCCATACCCGGTGTCCGACGATTCCGACACCGCGCACTACTACCTGATCGTCGAATATTCGACGGTCGGCGAACACTAACCAATCCCTTAACCGTTTGCCTAGACCCTGCATGCGTTGCGGGGTCTTTTCATTTTGAAAGGACATGGAATGACAGCAGACAACCAGGGCAACGACCTTAATGCCGTCAAGAACGTACTCACGTCGAAGATCATCGTCGCCCCCTATGTGGCAGGCAAGACGCTGACCGCCTCGCAGATCGCGCCCTCCGTGGCGGACCCGATCACCGAACTCGGCGACGTGTTCGGCTCCTCCTCCTCCACAGTTGGCCTCATCACCAGCGACGGAGCGCCGCAGGATGCGCGTGACGGCGACGACGCCACCGAATTCCATCAGCCGGGCTACACGCTCAACGCCGACCCGACGCTGACGCTCGCGTTCACCGCCGCCGAGGACAACGACCTCACCCGCCTCATGACCATCGGAAAGCCCGATGAAACCGGCGTCTACCACGTCAAGGACATCATCCAGGACACCAAATGGTTCGCCTATCAGGAGACCATCTACAAGTCCGGCCGCAAACGCCGTCGTCTCGGCGTCATCCAGATCACCGGCAACGAGCCGGCGCAGGATACGCGCGGCGAGGTGTCCGGCCTCTCGCTGACCGCCACATGGCAGCTCGATCCCGCCGTAGACGGCGGCAACAGCCGCTACCTGCAGTCCTACGCGGCGGCCTGACAACGATTCCCTCCCCGCATGACCTCTCTCCTGTCGGCATGCGGGGAGCCCCAACACCAACGACGGGAGAAACACGTATGACAGGAGAACCATCATGGCAAAGCAGCAGAACACGGCACCCTCGATCGCCGAATTCGAGGATTGGGACGAGACCAGGGAGGCCGAGGCCCTCGCCGAGGTCGCCAACCAGGTCAAGGTGCGACACATCATCAAGAACAACGAATACTGGGCACTGACACCCGGCGGCACCGTCTACAAACTGCCCCTCTATCTTTCCATCGCCGACTTCGAGGCCCTGTCGAACACACAGACCGACACGGAAAGCCTCGAACAGGTCAAACGCATCCTCACCGTTTTCGCCGGCGACGAGCAGGCCGAACGACTCGAACACGAACCCATGCAGGTCGCATTCAACTTGATCCAGGACTACGGCGCATTGCTCGCGAAGACGCAGGGAGTCGAGAATCTGGGAAAATCAGCGGATTCTGCCGAATCCTCAACTCCGATGACGGAGTAAAGGTCCGAGCGGACTTCGCCCGATTCGGGTGGAGCATCGAACACGATCTCGGCCGGCGTCTCCCCTACCGTGACGCCATCGACCTGTACACGGCGCTGTGCGGCGACCCGTCCTCCTACACGGGAGCCTCGCTCATCGGCCTCATGTTCCCCATGAGCGCCACCGACATCACCGTATTGCAGTTCCTCGGCGCTTCCACGCTGCTCGGCGACGTGGACGGCGAGCCCGAAACGGACGAGCCCACCGCCGAGGAGATCCACGAGGCCGAAACGCATATGAGCAAGCTCTTCGGATAAACAACCATCAACTAAGAGGGGAGTCGCCTTATGGCTTTCGGATCGGAAGTGGGAACCGGCCACGTGTCGATATTCCCCTCGATGAAGGGCTTCCGCAGCGCGGTCGACAAGGAGATGCGGGGGGCCGGCAAGTCCGGTTCCAACCGTTTCTCCCAGGCGTTCGGCAACGGTTCGAAAATCGGCAAATCGTTCGGCGGCAGCTTCAAAAAGGCATTCGGTTCGAGTGCCCGGGGCGTCGCCGACGATGTGCTGAAACCGTTGAAGCGTGACGCGGCGCAGGCGTCCTCCAAGGCCAGCGCCGCGCTCCTGAACTACCGTCAGGCCACGGTCAACGTGCAGCAGGCGCAGGAGAGGCTCAACTCGGCCATCGCCAGATACGGGTCGGATTCGACTCAGGCGCAGACCGCCTCCATCAATCTCGAAAAAGCCCAGTTGCGTCAGGCCACCGCTCTCGACAAGTCCAACGACGCCGCCGAACGGCTCGCGGACGCGAAGAAGGCGCTCAAGGCCGCCGAGGACGAACTCGCCAAGGGCACCAACACCGTATCCGGTTCCATGAAGACGATGGCAAGCTCGTTCTCGGCTGGATTCTCGAGCATCAGCCGGGGCCAATCCACCTTCACCGGACTCTCTGGAGCGCTCGGCAGCCTCGTGCGTAGCCTGCTCGGCGTAGACGCCATTTGGAAACCGCTCGGCTCCAAGATAGCCGGATTCGCAAACAAGGCCGTATCCTCATTGAGCGGTTTCGCCGTGCAGGTCGGCGCGAAAATCCAAACCGGACTCAAGGGAGCCATCAGCGCCGCCCAGCAAACCCTCAAAGGCTGGGGCGGCAGCATCGCAGCCACCGTGTCAGGCATCGCCAAACCAATCGGCGCGGCAATCACCGCATGGACGCAACCGATTCGCGACTGGGGAAGCAGAACCGGCAACACCATCAAAACGGCAGTCGCTACTTGGACCGCACCCATCCGCTCATTCGGCGGCAAAATCGGCTCCGCCATCGGAGATGCCGCAGGAAAAGTAGGGCAGAAACTCGCACCGGTAGCCAACGTAGCCAAGAACTACTTCGGCAACATCGCCACCGCCGCCGGAGCCGTATGGTCCAAACTCCCAGCCGGAGCACAGACCGCCGCCGGGGCAATCGGCAGCACGCTCGGCAACCTCGCCTCCAGCGCAGGCAACTCGTTCAAAAACCTCGCCCAAAACGCGGTCGCCCATATCAAGGGCCTCGCCACGGGAGCGGTCGCCGCCATCGGAGCAGGTGTGGCAGCCATCGGCGGCACGCTGGTGGCCACCGGCAAGCAGGCGTTGGGCGCGTATGCCACGTGGGAGCAGGCGGTCGGCGGCGTCGACACCCTGTTCAAGGACGCTTCCGGCACTGTGCAGAAGTACGCGGCCGAAGCGTACAAGACGGCCGGCGTCGGCGCGAACGACTATATGAACCAGGTCACGAGCTTCGCGGCCTCGTTGGTCAGTTCGCTTGGCGGGGACACCGCCAAGGCCGCAGAGATGGGCAATCAGGCCATCATCGACATGTCGGACAACGCCAACAAGATGGGCACCGACATCCAGACCATCCAACAGACGTATCAGTCGCTTGCTCGCGGCAATTACGCGATGCTGGACAACCTCAAGCTCGGCTACGGCGGCACCAAGACGGAAATGCAGCGGCTCATCGCCGACGCGAACAAGCTGCCGGGCGTGATGAAGGAAGGCAACGACCTTTCCATCGATTCGTTCGCCGACGTGACCGAGGCCATCAGCCGAGTGCAGAAGAGCCTCGGCATCAGCGGCACGACCGCCAAGGAGGCGGCGACCACCATCGAGGGGTCCGTGAACTCGATGAAGGCCGCATGGCAGAACTGGCTCGCCGGACTGGGCAACGAGAACGCCGACATGGGCGCTCTCAGCCAGCAGCTCGCCGACTCCATCGGCACTGCGTTGAAGAACATCCTGCCCCGCGTGAAGGTCATCGCCCAGAGCGTCGTCAAAGCCATCCCGAGCCTGTTCTCGGATCTGGTGACGCTCCTGCCTGAACCGTTCCAGAACGCGATCAACGCCATCGGCAGCGTATTCAACGGGCTCGGCGAGATATTCAAACCCGTGCAGAGCGCCATCGCCCCTCTGATAGCTGCATTCATGGCCCTCGGAGCAGGCGGCATCGCACCATTGCTGTCCAAGATTCCGTTGCTCGGCGGGGTGCTCGGCGGATTGTCCGGCCCGTTGAGCGCGTTGGGCGGACCCATCGGCATCGTCGTCGCAGCGTTGGGCACGCTCATCGCCACGGTGCCGGAACTGCGCAACGCCTTCGGCACGCAGGTCACCGGCGCGTTCAACCTGTTCAAGAACACGATCGCGGGAATGAAGCCGACGTTCGATGCGTTCGGCAAAAGCCTGCAGGACATGTTCAAACAGGTCATGCCGGTGATCACCGCTTCTGTCGCGGAGCTCATCCCAGTGTTCGGCGACATACTCCAGTCGCTGGCACCGCTCATCCCGACGATCATCGAACCGCTCATGAACGCGCTCAGCTCGCTCATGCCGCTCATCGGCCAGCTCGTGTCCAGCCTGCTGCCACCGTTGGCGGACATCATCGCCGCGCTGCTGCCGGTCGCCTCGCAGATCGTGTCGATGATAGGCCAAGTCATCAGCCAGCTCGCCTCCGCGCTCGTCCCGGTAATCCAGCAGGTCATGGATTTCGTTAGCCAGCTGGTCACCGCCATCACGCCGTTCATCCAACAGCTCGTGCCAGTCATAACCGATGCGGTCTCGGGCATCACAGGCATCATCCAACAGCTGATGCCGGTCATCCAGAGCATCATCAGCGTGGTCGGCTCGGTAGTGAGCGCAATCATCGGATTCATCACCGGTACGTTGTTGCCTGCGGTGCAGGCGATGCTCCCATATGTGTCGGGTGTCATCGACGGCATACAAGGCGTAATCCAGGGCGTGGTCGGCGTTATTTCCGGTGTCATCAGCATGGTCACCAACCTCATCAACGGCAACTGGTCGGGAGCTTGGAACAGTTTCAAATCGATTCTTTCCAACGCGGCCGGAGCGGTCGGCGGCTTGGCGTCGGGCATCGTGAGCGCCATCAAGGGCGTGTTCGCCGGAGCTGGCTCGCTGCTCAAAAACGCCGGCTCGCAGCTCATCAGTGGTCTGTGGAACGGCATCAGCGGTGCCATCGGCGGATTGTACGACAAGATCAAGGGCGCGCTTTCCGGACTGGTCGATAAGGCGAAGGAAGCGCTCGGCATCCATTCGCCGTCCCGCGTGTTCCGCGACGAAGTCGGCCGCTACATCCCGCCCGGCATCAGCGAGGGCATTGACAAGGCCGCCCCCGCATTGCAGCGTGACATCGCGAAGCGGATGCAGGGTGTCACGGCCGCCGCACAGTCGGCATTCCAGCCGATGACGTTGCGCTCCGCCATTGGTGTGGAGGGCTCCGCCCCATTGCCTGAAACCGGGAATGGGCTCGCAGACCTCGCGTCGATGCTTGTGGAGCTTCGCGGCCTGCGCTCCGACCTGCAGGCATTGCACGGTGATTTGGGGCCGACCATCGCCAAGTACACGCCATCCATGACCATCCGCGAGGAGAAGCGCAGGCTTGGTCTCGTCTAAAACAGGAGGACAGTCATGCAATCGATGACCTACCGGCGCGGCGGAGGATCAAGCCGCGCCGTTCCGGCCAGCGTCGTTGATCTCATCGACCCGGCCGGTCTCATGGTCAAACGCATCGAGAGCCTGCGCACACACGCATGGGAGGTGGAGTTGGCCGCGCACGGCATTGACTCCGCCTCCCTCAACGCGTCAAGCGTCCAATTGGAGGCCACGTGCGCCGACCTCAACGTGCTGGACGTGGCGAGCGAACTGTTCGACGCGGACGTCAAGGCCGTGGCGTCATCCCGCAACAAGGACGACGCCGGACTGCTCACCGTGGACGGCTGGTCGCAGACCGCGCTCATCACCGGCATCGAACCATCCTATGATCCGCCCGGCCCCGCGAAGTACGCGCTCACGGTCGCATTGCTTGACGGCCTGTGGCACAAGCGTGACGACGTGCAGCATTTCTGGTCGGATGCCCTGCAACCGGGCCTCGACCTTGATTACCCGCACGATTACCCTCACGACTACCTGCCGACGGCACGAAACGCTTCGGTCGTGAACGATGCCGTCTCGCCGATGCCGTTCGAACTGGTGGTCTACGGGCCGGTCTCACAGCCGGCCATCATCATCGGCGTCAACCGGTATGAATTGCATATGGACATCCCCTCGGGCTCGTATGTGACCGTCAACAGCGTGGAGGGACAACGAAGCATCGTCATGACCGCAGAAAACGGCGACACCACGAACGTGTTCGACAAGGGCGAACGAGGCAGCGGCATCAACGGCGGCAGTTATATCTTCCAGCCGTTGCCGGCCGGGGAACACCAGGTGCAGTGGAACGGCTTCGGCTTTGACCTGACCGTGATCCAGGAGAGGAGCACGCCGTCATGGTGGACCTGATTATCACCGACTCCAATCACGTCGATGCTCGCTCCGCCGACGACTTCACTCTGGATTGCGCGTGGGGCAAGGAGGAAAACGATTTCGAGCTTGTCGTGAGCGGCGCGTCCACCATCGACGCGGGTGCCTATATCTACGTCGACGGCAGCGAATGCGGGGGCGTGGTGGATGCGATGGAAGACCAGCTCACGTCCGGCGTCAGCACCCTCACCTATTCGGGGCGCACATGGCACGGCGTGCTCGCGAACAAGATCCTTGAACCGGATAGGGGCAAGGATTATCTCACCGTGAGCGGCACGGCCAGCACGGTCATCGGCTCGCTCATCAGCCGTGTCGGGTTGGATTCGGTGTTCGACGCGGTTGTACCGCCTGACGGCAGTGACGACCCAACCATCAAACAATACCAGTTCGACCGGTACACGGACTGCTATACGGGTTTGCGGAGGATGTGCGCGGCCAACGGACTGAAACTCAGGCTCGCCTATACGTCCGGCCAGGTCAACATCTGGGCCGAACCGGTCGCGCATTACGGCGACTCGATTGACAGCGACCTCATCGATTTCGACGCGACCCGCACGTGGAGGAAACCGAATCATCTCATAGGCCTAGGCAAGGGCGAGGGTGCCGGTCGAACGGTCGTCCACTGGTATGCGGACGCGAAAGGCACCGTGAGCCAGACGCAATCACTGCGCGGTGTGGATGAGATAACGCAGGTCTACGACTATTCGAGTGCCGAGACCGCCGAACTGAACCAGAAGACCCGTGAGAAACTACAGGATCTGCAATCCGAGGGTGATGTGAGGGTCACCGTCCGTGACGACGCGAATGTGGTGTTCGACGTGGGCGACACCGTGACCGCAAGGGATAATCTCACCGGCATCACCGTCAACGCCTCGATAACCAAGAAAATCGTCAAAGTCTCCAACGGCGTCCTAAGCGTCGATTACGAGGCCTCATAGAAAGGAACGTCATGGCCAAGAACGACGACTGCATCGTCGCCGAATGCGACCGATGCGGAAGATTCGCCTGGTACACCCCATCGAACGCGGACGCCCTGAAAAACGACTGGTGGGACGTGCAACGCCTCGACGCCGACGGCAACCAACACGGCTACTACTTCTGCTCCAACTGCCACCAGGAATACGTCAACCGTCTCAGGGACGCCGACAACAGCTTCGAATCATGGAAGAAGAACGGAGGCAAGCAGAATGGTTGAACTCGTCACCGGGCACGCGAACAAGGCTCACGCCACGGCGGAACAGGCCGCTGGTTTGAACGCCGGCATTCTCGGCTTGGATGATTATGTGCTCGACGTGCACGACAAGCTCAAGATCACGGTCGTTTCGGCGAACAAGGTGACCATCGGTACGGGCGAGCTGGTCATGCAGGGCCGTCACGTCAGCCAGGGCACGCCCGAGGATCTGATCGTCACCAACGGGTCGCAGGGTCAGAAACGCAACGACCTGATCGTATGCCGCTATGCGAAGGGCTCGCAGTCGGTTGAGAGCGCGAAACTGGTGGTGGTCAGGGGCACGCCCACCACGGGCACGCCCACGGACCCGGCGTTGAACACCACCAGCCCGTTGGACGGGGGCACCACCTACGACATGCCCTTGTACCGCATCCCGCTGGACGGCATCACCATCGGCACACCAGTGCCATTGTTCAACGTGTTGAAGCCGATGAGCGACGTGTGGGATTCCCTAACCCA